TCATTAATGCAATTTCCTAAAAACGAAGATACTATTTCACTTTCTTTATCAGGATGTTGTGATATAGCATAATCTTTCACAAGAAATTCAAGTGCTTTTCGATAACCGATGCCACAGAGCTCTGTCAAACCCGAATTTTCAGCTTTTTCAGCTTGGTGATATATTTCTACAAATTTTGGTGTCAGTGTAGAAAGTTCTTTTGAAAATGATGTAAATTCGGAAGGTTCAGGATATTGGGTAAGGGGATATCCATATAGGTCGGGAAAATCTTCTTTAACTAAGTAAACAACGAAAAAACAATTTTCGCAAGTAGGGCAAAAATAAGTTGAGTTTGCAATTATAATTTCTGAATCATTCTGAAAATAGTTAGTGTATTCTGGTGTGCGAGAATATGTAGTTCCGCAACAAGGACATTTAGTGGGAAGTTCTAAAGAAAATTGAATACTAGAGTCAAATTCATAGGGATTCAAATTCTGAGCATTGATTTTGGCATTCATTGAGATCATTCCTTTCATCATATGATAAGGAAATTATATCAAAGAATCGTAACAAGTACAAACCGTACCACATAACATGAAATAAGAAACACAGGAGGGCAGGAAGATGATTGTAGAGACAATGACCAACAATGGCTGTACCTGCCATATCTCCGACGATGCGTATCGGGATAAAACACCGGAAGAGGTGAACCGGATTATTCGGAATTTCTCGGATTTCATTGTCAGGAGATTAAAGGACTTAAAGGAGAAAACCGCTTAGGCGGTAGAAAGGAGGACAAGCCCATGAGAGTTAGAGACTGGATAGTGGTAGGATTGCTGATGAACGGACTGCCAATGGTTATGTTTCTTCATTGGCTGGTCGTGGGATATTAGACATGAAAAGAAAATGGACAATGAAAAGGATTGTGGACACGTTATTCGTGCTGGTAATCCTGGGAGACATTGCAACAGTGATAATGTTCGTGATGATCTCCATCAAGATTCTGAAAATGCAGGAGGTGATCACATGGCTGATACAGCAAGCTTAAAAGAAATCTTATTCCGGCATAGTGCGGAGCAGTGCAAGGTGTGTGAAGCTATTCCATTTGACCAGATTGGACATCAAATCGAGTATGAAAAGTTCGAAATGCTCCATGAGGTTATTGAGGAAGCTGACCTGGAGGACGAGTACCAGGAATGGAGACGGGCTTACGGATATGTATAGGAAGGTGGTGAGGGTATGAACGAGATCGCGACAGTGATGAACGAGGAAGAGTTCGGGTATTTTCTTAAGAGCTTTGAGAAGAAAGCTGACTTGAAAAGTCTGAGCTTGATTTCCAGAAGATGCCAGGTCGTTGATACGTTGTGCGGACTGCAATCGGATACCGTACTGACAGTCGGGCAGATCAAGCAGTTGTTTGACTTGGCAAAATAAAAAAGAGTGCTCTCATAAGCCCGGCAAGGCGAGAAGCACTCTGGAAATTAGTCAATTATATTATACAAAACAGGAGGAAATTAGTCAAATGGAACATATACCAGGATATGACGAATGGAAAACAACGCCTCCGGAACAGGGACCTGCAACATATTGTGATTGCTGTGGGTGTGAGGTGTATGAAGGAGATTATATCTATACGATAGATGGAGAACGTTTATGCGAGGATTGTCTCAATGCTAATTACAGGAGGGTTGTGTAATGGCAGAAATATGGATGGTGTTTGGAGCGGAAGAATACAAATATGGAACATATCGTTTTGTTACACGTGCAGAAAAAAACAGAGTAAACGATCTCGCAATGCAGATCCGCGAAGAACGCGGGTGTGAGACTTATGTGAAAGAGATAGGTGAGTATTAATGTATTACAAGGAATGTCCGTTCTGTGGTTGTAATTTGGATCCGGAAGAGAAATGTGATTGTCAGGACAAGAAGAAAAAGAGAGAAGAGCTTATCAGATCGCTTCTGATCAGACAGCCAGACGGGCAACTTGTGTTGAAGGAGGCAGTATAGATGTTAAAGAGTTATGAAGAGCTCTCGAAGATAGATGTATCAAAATATTGCAAGGAGAGAGATGGTATTGAATATCTGAATTGGGCGGTATGTATTAAGCTGCTGCATGAAAATGGGGCAGAAAAAGTATATTTTGAACCGATTCCAGATCCGGTTACAGGGTCGAGTTTAAGAATGTCTCAGGCGGAATTTGTAGATAAGAACGGTGTGAAAAATCGATGCTATGAGACTGAAATAAAGGTGGTAGTAGACGAGAATACCTGGATTATGAGATCTCCGGTATTAAATGGGACAAACCCGGTAAAAGATAACTCAATGAATCAACTTCGTGTGTGGAACAGCATGTGCAGATCCTTTGTAAAATGCATCGCGATTCACACGGGATTGGGATTTAATCTTTGGGTCGGAGAAGAAGAAGGACCGAATATTCCTACACAACTGGAAGTACCGGCAAAGCCTACAGAAATCAAAGTAATTCAAAATTTGTGTGCTCAGCATGGAGTTGACGGAGACATGTGGGTAGCAAGTAATGGTAAGAGCTGGGATACATTAACAGGAAAAGAGGCAGCTACCATGCTTGTTGCATTGAAGAAAAGATATGGTGATGACTAATGGACTTTACAGGAATATTTCAAGGGTTGTCCATGAATTATGCTACTGGCAAACAGACAGTGTCCTTTGAACTGAATGAAGACGCAAGAGAAGCATTCCAAGATTTAAAGGGTTGTGAAAAATTGACCATTCAGATAAAGAAATATCGAAAGAAGAGAAGCTTGGATGCGAATGCATATTACTGGGTGCTCGTATCGAAGTTGGGAAAGGTCCTTGATATGGCAAATCCAGAGGTGCATAACATAGCGCTAATCAGATATGGACAACCTTGGATCATTGATGGAAAGTCAGTGCTTACAACGATTCCTGATACGGAAGATGCAGAAAATCAGGTTAGATATGCCGTGAATTATCATTTACAGCCGACATCGCAAGTGCGGGAGGGCAATGACAATGTGATGTATCGAACGTACAGATTACTTCGCGGTAGCCATACGTACAACACAGAGGAAATGGCAAGGCTGATAGACGGAATGATTACCATGTGTAAGGAAGCAGGTATTCCGGATAGAGAAATAGCAACACCGGAAGAAAAGAGACTCTTGAAAGAGAGGTATGGTGTAGATGTCTAAACGATTATGGAGTGTGTTCACAAATGACATGGAGCATTGTTACTTTACCGGAACGCCATATTGCCATAGACACCACATTTTCTATGGACCATACAGATCGAAATCCGAAGAATATGGTTTCGTAATTCCTATAGCATGCTATTTGCACGAGAACGAAGCAGACAGTGTTCACGTGAATCCCAATCAAGGATTGGATCTTAAGCTTAAGCAGATGGCTCAGCAATATTTCGAGGAGCATTACGGGACCAGAGAAGAGTTCATTCGGATTTTTGGAAAGAACAGATTGTAACTCATTCACATAGATTCATGCGGCAAATGTAACTGAAGATAAAATGTTCGGTTTTGCAAATATTGTGTCACGATGCCGGAGATGCCGCACTCCGGCAGAAAGGAGAAAATATGACGTCGAGAGAAAAAGCAGAAGATTATTTTCATCGGATATGCGACGGACACAGAAATGCAATACAGCGTCCAGCGGATCCGAGTGTCGATAGAATATTTCGTAATATGATAGAAAAAGCGAATTGTAACGGTGATTGCATTATCAATGTCGGGAAAGGTGTATTTCGACCGATACCGAGTGATCCGGTAGATGAAGCAGCGTTTCACGAATATATAGCCAAAGACTTACATAGGGCGAGAGCGATACAGCTTAAACGATTATGCATGAAGCAGACTTACGATAGTTGGAGCAGATGCTCAGAGGTATCAAAATGAATTCTAACAATAAGGGAAAGAATGGTGAGCGCGAGCTTGCCACAATATTAAGAGAGTATCGGTATGACAGCCGGAGGGGGCAACAATATTGCGGATCAAACGGAGATGCTGATGTTGTAGGCCTTCCAGGAGTCCACATCGAATGTAAGAGGGTGGAAAGGCTTAATATCTATGATGCTATCGAGCAATCGAAGAATGATGCTAGAGATGGCGAAAATCCAGTTGTTATGCATCGAAGAAATAGAAAAGAGTGGCTTGTTACAATGCCGCTAGATGATTGGATGAAAATGTATGGAAAGGCATTGCATGATAATTAGAAGAGGTGAAAAGTAATGAGAGACAGCTTTGTATTTTACCGATCATTTGCAGATGCTATCGCAGGACTTCCGCCCGAAGAGTATAAGAAGGTTATGCAAGCCATCATAGGTTACGCATTAGACGGTACTGAACCTACTGCAGGAGGAATTGAGTATACAGTATTTTGCCTGGTGAAACCTCAGATTGATGCAAATAATAAGCGTTACGAGAACGGGAAAAAAGGTGGTAGACCAATAACCAAACAGGAACCAAGCAATAACCAAGATGTAACCAAGAAAAAACCAAGCAATAACCAAGATGTAACCAACCCACAACCTAATGTATATGTAAATGATAATGATATTAAAAAGAAAGACACTAACGTGTCTAAAGAAAAAGCGTCCCGCTTTAAACCACCCACAGTAACAGAAGTTGAAAATTACTGCAGGGAAAAGGAATATCGCATTGATTGTGAGCGATTTGTTGACTTTTACCAGTCTAAGGACTGGATGGTCGGCAAAAACAAAATGAAAGACTGGCGTGCCGCAGTGAGAAACTGGGCGAGAGGGAATCAGCTGGAATTGACCGCGAAACCCGCGCAAGGAACAAAATTTAATAATTTTACTGGGCGTGGGTATGACATGTATGACCTAGAAAAACGATTTGCTGAAAAGTAGGAGGAGGTAGAAGATGAATAAAAAAGAGGTATTGGAAATTCGTAAGCAGTTCACGCCGGAGAATTGTGCGATTACGAGAATTGCAGGTTGCTATGTTAATCATGATAAAGAAAAGAAGATGGAGAAAACGGAGGCTTTTCTATCCCTCCCGGAAGAGCAGGCTTTTAAGTATTTTGACATTTTTAAGAAGACATTATCAGGGAACATCGGAAAGAATCTCTTGAATCTTGAATATGCAATAGATGCCGCAAGAAATGGAGATCCTGATGGAGAAGCACACTGGATGTTAATGGATCTTCGGAAAAGCAAGTTAACCGATAGCAATTTGCTTGATGCATTTTATGACAAAATCATTGAATCATATGATTGTGCTGAAAATTATTACATTGTGCTTATTCATGCAGCTTATGACGTGCCAGGGAAGACATCAGACGGAGTGGAGATGGAAGATGCATCAGATGAGGTATATGATTATATCCTTTGCAGTATCTGCCCGGTAAAACTTTCGAAAGCTGGACTTTCGTTCAATGGCGAGAGTGTTGAGGAAAGAACTCGTGACTGGGTGGTGGATATGCCTGATAAAGGATTTCTGTTCCCGACATTTAATGACAGATCAACAGATATACATAGCTTGCTATATTATACAAAAAAGAGCGCAGAAGTACAGGAGCATCTTGTAAGAGATGTGCTTGGGATTGATGTAGTTGCATCAGCAGACGAGCAGAAAGATGTTTTTGCGAGATTTCTGGAAGATACACTTGGCGAAAATCCTGATTTCGATACGGTAAAAGACATCTATGACGGCATCAACGTAGCGATGATTGAACATGAGTATGATGTGGAACCGTACAAAATAGATAAGAACAGCCTGAGAAAGATTCTGGAAAATTGCGGCGCTGTGGAAGGTGATACATTCGATGAAGCTTACAGAGAGAATATAGGTAATATGGAAATCATAGCATCCAATATTTGTGACGGTAAAAATATTTCAATTCAGCTTGCAGACGGTAAAATGACTATTGCCACAGAGAGTATCGGTGATGTGACAACGACAGAAATTAACGGAAGAAAGTATATTGCTGTTCCGGCAGAATATGTGGAAGTTAACGGGATAATGGCGAAAGTGTAGGTAATGTATATGAATAGTAAACAAGCAGCAAAGATTTTAAAAGAAGAAAAGGCGTGGGAAAGCAGTGAGAGGAAGAGAGAAGCATTTGCTCT